CATTCCTCCTGACAACTAGGTGTTCCATCAGAGGAAGCCGAACCCACAACTTCCGTGTCTGCCATTAGTCCTGTAAGGATTATTCTCGTTTGCTTAGTTCCATAAGGTAACATGCAAATCAGGCAGCTTTCTGTCGCTACAACTTATTATACTCTTGGTGTCGTTTTAGTTGGTACAGGAATGTTAATATTGAAACTATCAGCAACTCTCCTTGTGTCTTTCCGCATAACCTTAGTGTCCTTGCGGATTGTCTCAGTTTCATCTAAGAGCCGTTCCGTGACCCGTAAAATTCTCCAATTCAAATAGAGTAACACAAGTGTTCCAAGAAATAAAGCCCCAGAAAAAATTACTAGAATTGACATCATGATTATTAACTAAAGTTTTCTCTAGCTTTCTGTTTCGCTGTTCCAGAATCCGTTTCCATATCTGCCATTAGTTTAGCAAACTGTAAAGAATCTTTATAATTATCTTCCAGTAAAGCTAGATAGATTTTACGCTTCAAGTTAAACCCAACGAGTTCATCATCAAATTTTATAGCAGATTGGGCGCACTCTCTTAATAAATATAACTCTTGGTCATCAAGTTCGAGGGGGGCTTCTTGAATATCAGAAGAAGATGTAGTTAGTAAGACCACCATTCCTATACGTTCAACCAAATCTGGGGGCGCAGACATCATAGCAGAGGGGGCTATAGGTCTCATGCCTATAACTCCTGCCATGCCTTCTCTGTCAGTCATAACAGTAATCGCATCATCTAAAAATAATGCTTCCGCTCTTGTTAGAAAGATGATTTTCATGTTTGCTTTAGCCATAAAATACCTAACTCTCAAATCTTATATAACGTTTACATTGTTTACATTCTAATCCTGATTGCTGTGCGGCGGTGCTAGTATCTCTAATTACAAGATAAAACTCAGAACCACTCGCAACACATTGAGCAGTGCCTATATTAAACTTTGCACACAGTATGAAGCGGAACTGTCTAACTACCTTTTTTATCGAAAACATCTAATAATTCTTCTTCTTGTTTCTTATAGAGTTTCTTTTTTCTAGAAAGTTCTTTTGCTTTTTCGTCATCTCGTTCTTCGTACTGTTCAAAAGAATTCATTTGCTTTATCAAATTCTTTTTATCCCGTTTCCGGTCTCGCTGATCCCAACGCTGTGTCACTATTCCCTCTCCCTATTCAAGTTAAACCTTATTCGCCAAACCATATTCGGTAATGCGTCCTCACACGGACACGTTTCTAACTCCAGTTTAACTTTTTGTTGTCGTTGTAACTCCCCTAAATTTTTTAGGAAATTGTTTTCCCCTCCAATAGTTGACGCATCACAAATCGTACAATATGAAAGTGTAACGAGATTATCATCTGCTGAAGTTTCTATTGTCATTATACTACTCCATACGTTCTAACTTTCCATGTATCTCCTGTATGCGAATCAAAATTACTTTAACGTGATCTTCCATGTCATTAACTCGTTCGGACATAGAAGTAAACATATCTTTTTGTTCTTGGGATAATTGTAAAAGGTACTCAATAACATTAGTCATATTAGCCCCAACCTAAAACCATCAATAGAAACCCTAACCAAAACAAAATAATTATATAGTTGTCGTCCAAATTTTCTCTCCTAATGATAAGGTGTAATGTTTTCTTTTTTGATTTGATGCTTATAACTCTTTTGATAAATCTTATAAGCAATCTGATCTTTCTTCATAATACCTATCGTGCTTAGTGCTGTCAAGGCGATAAGCCCTACAAAGGGTAACAACTTTTTAATCTTAGGTTTCATTCTTCTCCTTCTCGATTTTAGCATAAACTATTAGTAGTTGAAGGTAGCGGACAGCTTTTTCTAAGTCCTCTATCCCATCCTTCTCACGCCATCTACAAACATACTTTATAACATTACCTTCCGCAAATCCTAAACCATTCGCATGTATAAAGTCAAACGGTTCTATCTTGAATTTCTTATAGTGATTTGGTTCCACTACAGGATTCACAGGTGTAAATTTCTTAACCACTCTTTCTTTCCTTCTTCCTTGCTTTATTCTGACACGGAACACAAACTAGATGTCCCTTCTTCCTGTGTAGCTTCATTCCACACGCACATCGGTTCCATGTATTCCTTGCCATTACTTTTCTCCTTTACTTAATTATACCACACCGTTCCACTTAAAAGCAAATGGCTCCCCGCAAAGGAGGAGCCATTATCAGATAAATGAATCACCTGCTTTATTCCACAGTAAAGTATGGAGCTTTACCAGCTAATGCCCTAAGTGCAGCCCAACGTCTGTTAGACCTTCTCATATCAATAGCCTCCTGTTCCTCGATTGTAATCTTACCATCCTTTACGGCGGTAAGAATGCCTTGAAGATCATCCAATAAATCTAGTGCTATCGCTATTACAACTCCCAAAAGTAATGGGAGTATAACGGTAACCCTAGCAATAATACCTTGCACGAAGATTCCTCCTTACTAGCAGTTGCATAGACCACCACATTTACATTCGCTCATGTGTGTCCTCCTTTATTATACTACTAATCACAGCCACAGTCATCTGATTTTTTAACAGGTTTAGCTGTAGTTGCCCTTACTAAATCAATTAATAGGGGAAGTAATTGCACTTGCCCGGACGTTACATCTTTGCGCCTAGACAGGGCAGTCACGGGTGCTTGACGTTGATCCTTATCCATACTGTATTGTATGTGGTCTTTAGATAAGAAAGCATCTGTGGCAGAGTCATGCCCCTCTATAATCAAAGCTTTCTTACGTTGACCTGAAAGACCCACAAACTTCTTAAGCTTGCTGCTGGCTGCGTCGAACACCTTTTGTTCGCGAGCGGTTGGCTTCCGTGTAGTATTAGCAGTCTTTTGTAGATTGTATGGTTTGTCATGTATCTCTTTTGCAGACGGAGGAGATAAAGCTTCATGGGCATAGCTTGCCCCTAAGTCTTGCCCTGCTTCGTTTACAACCCACGGAGGTTTGACGTTGATAGGGTTACTGTTTTCATCTAGCTCAATCTCTGCTGTAGGAATATATCGGTTTTGTTCTGGTTCCACCTCAGCGGGGAATCCTTGCTCGTCTAGTAACTGGTGATGAACTTGTTCTCGTCTACGATATGCCTCATCATCCCCAAGTATAGGTGTGTCACCTTTACCCGGCGTGTTCGTGAACGGGTTGTCATCCTTCACTAAGTTTACTAACGATGCTAAGAAATCAACGTTACCATCTGCTTTTACCATGACAGTAGTTGGATTATGTGTGTGTCCACTTTTCACGAGGCAACTCCCATCTATACAAGAACTCGTAGGTTTACCACTACCAGATTTTAGTATGTCAAAGTTAGCACCTTGATTCACACCTTTCTCACAAACAGTGACTTCTGCTAGTTCCATGTCATCGACCTGCATGTATGATTCCATACCCTTCTGAATGTTTTGCGTCTTAGTTGCGCTCCCCGCAATGCTATAAGACTTCAGCTTACCCTCTTTGATCTGTTCCATAACTCTTTTTGCAATACGGGTATCGTCCCGTAACTCTGTAATAAAGAACAACCCCTCTGGGTCAACACCTGATTTATATATATTTCCTGCCTTAGAGATGTATGCCGGTAATGCCCAACCTACCTGTACATCAGAGTGTAGTACCATAGCGTTCCTAGTGCGGAAATTTTTCATGTATAAGTCAAAGGCTTTAGATAAAGCTTGGGTTGTAATTAGATGCCCTTCTCTATCTACTAGTTCCACAGAAGCGGGGCCTCCAACAACCATAGGTTCAAAGTCATCATCAAACATCCCTTGCTGTTTAGCAGCTTTAGTAAATGCTCCTTCATTAGGGAATGCCCGAACTAAAGTTATCAATTCAGCAGGGGAGCTTATCCCTGCTTTGAATAAGCGTTTGTATTCATCCAGAGCTTTAGAGATATCTGATACCTCTGTTGGACGCTTGGAAGCTTTCTCTAATGATAGAATCTCCGCATCATCAGATACGAATTGGTACATATTCTTATTTGTATCCAGAGTCATCGTCATGTTTACCTCTATCTATTGTTCCAATTTATTCCTGTAAGTGTACCTATAATTACAACTAGATGTACGATAAGAAATCCAACAGCAACCAATCCTGTTTTCATTCCATACATTTTACTTTTCCACACCTGTATATCTGCTACGTCAGTTTCAATAGATTTGAAACTATTTATTAAGGAAGAGTTCAAAGCCGACTGTGTTTCTATATAACGATCCAATCTTTCCACATAAACTGCAAGTTTGACATCTATAGAGTCAGGCTTTGTCATATTATATTATCCTTGGTGTATCCCCCAAATTACCCCATGAATCGCAGGAGTATTCTGGGCAGCTAATACGGTAACTTTTGATCTAAAATCTATAGGCCAGTTGGTTTCAAATGTATCGCCACCTAATACCGGAATCCCAGTGGTAGCCGAAGCATCTACATCTAATCCAACATATACAATATCAGCAGCAGTAGCAGACTCATTTCTTATTTTGATTCCACGTATTACTGATAACCCTGCACGACGTTTCGATGGGGAGAGATTCGCTGTTCCTTCCCACTCATAATTTAATCCTTGCGCCCCGTCAACGTAAGCGGCGTAATTGCTGTCCCCGAATCTTTGTTCCACATGTATTTTGTCTACATAAAAGTTAATGTTATGTTGAGTAGTTGATCGAACTATTACTCTATACGAAGCACTTCCAGTTACAGGGAGCTTGTATTTAACCTGAAGTTGCTGAAAGGCTGTACTCAAACTAACGGAGTTACCCGTTATAAGGTCAGTTCCATCAGAGTCTTGAATAGCAATCTCTGCATCTCCACTAGCTGAAGCCCCCATTATAGTAGCTTGACCCGTTAGCCATACCTCACCGTCATGGGCGTTACCTGACATTCCGGGGGTAGTCCAATAAAATCCTTCCCCCGCAGCAGAGTTGTCAGGGTTGACTAACAATGAGTTTGATGCATCATCTGCTTGTGCGGAACTTTGGGAGATTGCAGAACCATCGGCTGTAAATTCCGAAATGGTGGCACTTTCTACGGAGGGGTTTGCTACAAGGTTTACAGAGGGTATTCCTCTATCAACTGACAGGATAGTGGTGACTGCATCGTTCGCTACTGTCGCATCTCTGAAGGGGTAATATTTAGTAAATGCGTGAACACTGGAACGTGTGCTAGGGTCTCGTTCCCATCCGTTCCAATCAATATTACGTGTAGTTGACATTAGACGTTATCCCCCTAATTAAGTTCCGTTTGTAGAGCAGCAGCCACCCCCCTAACTGGGGGGTGACTACTTGGTTATTTGTTACGATGGGTAACCATAAAGGTCTATGCGGAAAATACCTGCGGTATAATCAGCATCTGTAGTTCCACCTCCACCAACTAAATACAAGTATTCATCGGCGGCTGGGCTTGCAATAAAGCCTTGCTGGTTAAAGTTGTTCGCAGATAGTGTAGCTATCCAGTCCTGTCCAGCAGTTACTAATGCTGTCTCCGTTAGATCGGTAACCGCACTATCTTCAGTTCCGGTAGCTTCTGTAGCTGAATATAGATCAATGTCAGGCTCACCACCAGCCGGGGTTTCTAAGCAAGTCATTTGTCCTGCAAAGATTGTACCATTAAGAGCTTCGGTAATTTGCCCTAAGTGACAGTATTCAGAGGTACCATCGACACCAATGATATCAGCCGCTGCTGTGTTACGTAAACCCGTTAAATCTATAACGATAGTTGTAGTTATAAGGTCTCCCGCAACAGTAACGTTGCACTTATAAAGAGTACCAGTACCGTCAGTAATACCCGCCCCTGCGGTTACATTCTGCATCCTGAAGGCTGTCTCATCGGTACTACCAAAAAGTAAAGTCTCAGCATCAGCTAAGTAGTTCCAGTCGTATCCTAGAGCAGTACGGGCTAGTTCTCTAGTGTCGCCCGTTACACTTGATTGTTTAAACGTATGTTTAG